CCGTACCTTCCATTCGTGTTGAGTAATCAGATGCACGAGCGGCAATTACCGTTTGTCCATTAGTGTAGGCCAACCCACTATCCACTAAAGTAAACGTTTTGTTGCCAGTTCCTATTGAATTGGAAGTAGTTGATGTAGTTTCATATCGGTCACCACTTAATCCTGATGTACCGGAAGTTCCTGACTGTCCAGACGTTCCTGAGGTTCCTGAAAGTCCTGACGTACCCGATGTACCCGACACTCCGGACGTACCTGATGTTCCTGTGATACCAGAGGTACCACTTGTACCGGACACTCCAGACGTTCCTGACGTACCACTTAGGCCCGATGTTCCAGAAGTTCCACTTAATCCAGAGGTACCGCTTGTACCCGATACTCCTGATGTTCCAGAGGTTCCTGTTGCTCCAGACGTTCCTGAAGTTCCTGATAGTCCTGATGTACCAGACGTACCTGATAATCCCGACGTACCGGAGGTACCACTTACACCACTAGTTCCAGACGTTCCCGATACACCCGAAGTACCAGAGGTACCCGACACTCCTGAAGTACCACTGGTTCCACTTGGTGTAATTGCATACGAAGCAGTAGTGGCATAACTACTACTGCCGAATAGTGACCCCGTAATACCTTGCGTGACCGTAAGTGACCCACTGATTGTTTGACCACTTCCACTAACTACTAATGACCCCGTAATGACGGCAGACCCACTAAATGGAAATCCAGACCCCGCACCTGCATTGACTGCATAACTCGCAGTTATTGCTAATGATGCCGTAGGGACAATCTGATTTATAATTTGTGTACCTGCTATACGGGTCACATTACTCATATTATTCTTCGGTTATATTAAAAAATGTTTTTGCTTCTGCTTCTGTGTCAAAATAATACCATCCATCAACTGGATATGTATAAGTATCTTTTAGTCCTTTTAGTAATTCAAATGTAGGACCATATACGAAATTTGGTCCATAAAATAATTCATTATCTTGGTATTTGTAGAATCCACTCGTATTTTCCATAGATTACCCCGAAATTGTCCAACCTTTTCCGGTTGCGATTGCTCTATCCCCTGCACTTAAACTTGCCGACCCATAGTTTCCAGATATGTTGATAATTTGTGACCCAACTGCGGTTCCTAAATTATTAAAAATAGCTACGATACTTGCTGATGATAACATTGCATTTGCATAACTAATTGCATATCGTGACCCACTGACGATACCTCCCGCAGACAACGCATAGCAATTGTTAAACATATTTGAATTTGCGGTACTAGCGGTCATATTTAGTAATGACATGGATATTAACGAAGGACAACTTTCAAACATACTTGTAAAGGTTGTTCCTCTGGGTGTATTTAAGTTAGGACCGTATTTTAAATTATTGTTATTTGAAAACATACTACTAAAATCGGTTCCGGCTAAAGTAACATAGTTTGGAACGTATTCTAGTGCGTCACATTGACTAAACATACTACTAAAATTTGTTACGCGTGTTGTATCAATTTCTGGTGCACGTACTAACGATTTTGCACTATTAAACATACTTGCGACGGTTGACGCACTGACCGAACTTGTATATGGAGGAACAAATTTTAATGCAGTACAGCCATTAAATACACTTGTCATATTGGTTACTCGGTTTAAACTCATACTTGGTGCATATTCCAAACCGGAACAACCATCAAACATATTACTTATAGTTGTTACATTTGTTGTAATAATTGTTGGTTGTAAGTTCTTTAAAGCATTACATCCGGCAAACGCTCTGCTGGCATCACTTGCACTTTGTATATTTATGTTTTGTATTGTATGCAATGATTGGCATCCGTCAAATATACTACCAACTGCAGTTGCTCTGCTGGTGTCTAGAGAGTCTACTATTTCCAAACTTGTACAACCAGCAAACATAGTGCCAGCGCCCCCCACTATTGACATACTTGGAATTCTACGAATATTTACACAATTTTGAAACATATTTGTATATGTTGCAGAACTTGTTGGTAAGGTAAATCGGGGTATTTCATTTAGTCTACTACAGTTAAGAAACATGTTACTAAAATTTGTTCCTCGTGATACGTTTAAAACTGGCGCATTTTGCAATGAACGACAATTATTAAGCATTGAACTAAAATTTGTACCGTTGCGTGTATCAAACGGAGGAATATTTATTAGACTATTACAATCACTAAACATACTATTAAACGCCGACCCACTTATAGTATTAAATAATGGAACTGTTTTTAATGCACGACATCCACTAAACATTGAGGAAAAATCAGTTACTTTTGACGTATTAAATTGAGGCACAGTTTGTAGCGAAACGCATGACCCAAACATAGTAGTAAAATTTGTACCATTTCTAGTATCATATAGTGGTACATTAATTAAATTAGCACACGAAATAAACATATTACTAAAGACAGAACCACTTTCTGTATTCATTGTGGGTGCAGTAACTAAATTACGACACTCTTGAAACATACTACTAAACGTTGTAACTTTATTTGTATTTGTTAACGTTGGAGTAATTAAATTATAATTTCTGAGAAATGTCGATGATAGAACGGTTACATTTGTACAATCAATACTCACCACTTGCAAATTTGTACAATCACGAAAGCAATTATCTAACGATGTTATTATATTACTACCTGTAAAGTTAAATCTTTCCAGTAATCGAGGAATAAACCCATTACCACTTACTCTTGAAACATTTAAAGATGACATCGATGGTGCAGATAAATTAATGTCTAACCATCCAGTATTTACTGCTTGGAATACGCTAGATTGTGATGTAAAACTTAAACCATTTCCTAAATTTAACCTATTAAGATTATTACTAACTTGTGGAGTAACAGTCACTATTACTTGTTTATACCCACGACTACTGGTTGTATTGTCAGGAATACCGCTGTAGCTATAATTGTGCGATGCCACAACGTTACTATTAAAATTTTCCACCACACCGTCACCCCAATCTACAGTATAACTTCCGGATACCTGTAATAGTAAAAAATTATTGTCCATATTAGTAACTGCATATAATCCAACGAATTTTTGTTCAGATGGACTTACATTTGGTAACGTAAGCCAATCGGTAAATCTTGACCACGTTGGTTGTGTAGTTGTATAATATGTTGGAGTATTATATGTTACCAAGTCTTTTGTAGATAACGTATTTACAACTAAATTACGAGTAGACGACATATCTTATATTTCCGTCCCAAATAAATTGAATGAAAGACTAGATGTTGCTGCATACACAGATATTGCATCACTTCCAGATAACGTCATTCCCAAGGTTAAAAATACACTATCATATGCATTTACAGGCGTGTCATATGCTACGTAATGTTTTTGACTTACAGTTTCTCCGCCGGGACGAACCGCAACACGAAATGATGTTGCTGCTGGTCCTTGATTACATACGCTCAACGTTGACGCAACTACTTGACTAGGTGCAGTATACAATGTGGTCAATGTTGACGATGAAGGAAAGAGTTGACCTAAAACTTTATACGTTGGCATAAATTACATCCCCGCTAATAAAAATGGATGGAAAGATTCACCGCTACCGCCACCACCGCCACCACCGTTTAAGGCATAACTGGCTGTAACTGAATAACTTGCTGATGTTGCAAAATTTGCGTACGATGCAGTTCCTAAGAATGACCCTGTAAACGTACCTGATGCATTGTTTGTTGCATTTAAGAACGAACGAACTAAAATATTGGATTGTGATGGTGGCGATTCAACAAATGATAGTGTCGTCCCTGATAATGTATAATCTGTGGTATAGGTGTAAGTTAATCCTCCTACCGATACGAATACAGAACTACTATCATACGCTTGTGTTAATGTATAGTTACTAGTTACACCATCTGCTTCAAACGTTTCTATAACAAAGTTAATACCAATAACCGAAGATGGTGCATACGATGCGGACAATGCTTGTGTTGCATATGACGCACTCCCAAACAACGACCCCGTAATTCCGGCACTTGCACTTATTGATCCAATAACATTCAATAATGTTCCATCAAATGTTAAATTGGACTCACCATTTAGTGTATTAGTTGTTCCTGTCGCAGTAACTAAATAATTGTCTACATTATTATTAATCGTGACCGATGCACTGGTACCACTCGTACCACTTGATCCATCTAGACCACTTGTACCCGATGTTCCCGAGATTCCTGACGTACCAGAAGTACCATTTGCACCTGAAGTACCTGATGTTCCCGAAAGTCCACTTGTTCCAGACGTTCCCGATTGTCCAGACGTACCAGAAGTGCCACTTACTCCACTTGTACCAGATGTTCCAGATACTCCAGAAGTTCCGCTAGTACCAGAACTTCCACTTATCCCAGACGTACCTGAAGTTCCACTTAGACCACTAGTACCAGATGTTCCTGATTGCCCAGAAGTTCCCGAGGTTCCCGATAGTCCTGATGTTCCACTAGTTCCAGATATTCCCGATGTACCACTGGTTCCCGATACACCAGAAGTACCTGAAGTTCCCGGAGCTCCACTTGTACCACTTGTGCCGGACAATCCAGATGTACCTGATGTACCTGAGAGTCCGCTAGTTCCTGAGGTTCCAGACACACCACTAGTACCACTTGTTCCAGAAATACCAGAAGTTCCCGATGTACCTGATACTCCACTTGTGCCACTTGTTCCTGTGGCTCCCGAAGTACCTGAGGTACCACTTAAACCAGATGTACCTGATGTCCCAGATACTCCACTGGTTCCTGACGTACCAGATATTCCAGATGTCCCCGAAGTTCCATTGATTCCCGATGTACCACTGGTTCCACTAGGTGTAATTGCATATGAGGCAGTTACTGCATAACTTGCGGTACCGAAATAACCACCCGATGCGCTAAATGAGGTTGCTGTTATAGTATTAAGTGCAGTAATATTATTTGCATATATTGCACCCTTAATACCTAATCCACCGCTGACAATTAATGCGCCAGAACCAGTATTAGACGCAGCAGTGGTGTTTGTAATAATAATTTGATTTGTTGTAGATGCACCTAAATCTGTAACATCTTGTAAGTCTTGTAAAGTTGGGCCTGGGTCAAACGTTGGGTCTGATTGAAGTACCCAAGAACCTACAGACGCACTCACATAATATACATACGTCTTACCTGTAGTATCGTCATACCACAGTGACCCTGTATTTGGATTATTCGGAGCACTTCCGCTTATTAATAAGCTTGGACTGGTACCAGATGTTCCAGAGGTTCCACTAACACCAGAGGTACCCGATGTACCAGATATACCAGAAGTTCCCGATGTGCCACTTAGACCGGAAGTTCCACTTGTTCCGCTTAGTCCAGATGTACCACTGGTACCAGATAGTCCTGATGTGCCAGAAGTACCCGAAACTCCAGAAGTACCAGACGTTCCACTCAATCCAGATGTACCCGATGTACCTGATATACCACTTGTTCCAGAAGTTCCGTTTATACCAGATGTACCCGATGAACCTGCTGTTCCAGAAGTGCCAGAACTTCCGTTAGCACCACTTGTTCCAGAACTACCACTTGTACCAGATACACCAGATGTTCCACTAGTACCACTTAATCCAGATGTACCTGATGTTCCTGATACCCCACTTGTTCCCGAAGTACCACTTAACCCACTAGTACCCGATGTTCCTGCTATTCCCGATGTACCACTTGTTCCACTAGGTGTAATTGCATACGATGCGGTGACGGCATAACTACTAGTACCATATAGTGAACCTGTCACATCGGCGGTTAATGCACCTGTGACTATTAATCCAGCTTCTATATGGGTCAGTCTGGATGGAAAGTCTACACGAATTGAACTGGATTCAATTCTACTGTCAATATGGTCATCCCCATGCGCTACAGGTACACGGAAGTTGGTTAGTCCTACTTCATTACCCAATGCACCAGTATTTTTTGGTCCAGCAATAAACATTGCGCTGTTGTATGCGGACCCACTAAGATTTTCGTAAATAAATTTGTGGTTTAGACTATCCCAGTAAATAGAAGCAGTTGTCGGAGAAGTTGAACCCGAGTCAATAATAGATATACCGGCAAACCTGACCAAATCATCGTCATTAAGAATGATTTTACTGGTACCAACAATATACTGTGATGAGGTAACATATTGGGTGGACATTGAAACTGCGGTCAACAATCCATTGACTGTCAACGACCCTGATATGTACTGATTAGCATTAACAGTTAATATCGTACCATCAAAGGTCAAGTTACTTTCTACCGTTGCATTTGGTGCGGTACCATTCAGGGTAATTAATCCATTATCAGTATTACCTGTAAGAGTTAATGTTCCGCTAGTTCCAGAACTTCCACTTATCCCAGAAGTACCAGATGTTCCACTTACACCGGATGTTCCAGAAGTACCCGATATTCCGCTTGTACCCGAAGTACCACTAAGACCAGAGGTACCTGAGGTGCCACTTAACCCAGAGGTACCTGCTGTTCCACTTGTACCAGTTGTTCCACTTGTACCTGAAACACCTGAGGTACCTGAGGTACCACTTAATCCAGACGTACCTGAAGTTCCACTTGTGCCAGATATACCAGATGTTCCTGAGGTTCCTGAGACTCCCGAAGTACCTGAGGTTCCGCTTGTACCAGATATTCCAGAAGTACCAGATGTTCCACTTGTACCCGAAACACCTGATGTACCCGATGTTCCTGAGACTCCTGAAGTACCTGAGGTTCCACTAGCACCTGATGTTCCCGATGTTCCCGATACTCCAGATGTACCACTAGTTCCTGATAATCCACTTGTACCAGAAGTACCACTAATTCCAGACGTTCCACTTGTACCAGATACTCCCGAAGTGCCCGAAGTCCCTGAAATTCCACTGGTACCTGATGTACCTGATGGTGTGATTGCATATGATGCAGTTACCGCATATTCCGCCCAACTACTGGTTCCTAATAATGATCCAGTGAAGGTACCACTAAACGATCCTGTATTAATTTGTAGGGAACTTGAGACTAACCCTGTCGGTTTTCCTGTTATGGTATCCCATGTACTTGCTGCTCCCGATACATAACTTGCTGTCAGTGCATATGAAGATGATAATGCACTTAATGCGTATGATGCAGATTGAACAGTACCTACTAATGTTTGTGCTAAAACAGCATACGATGCGGTATTAGCTTGTCCGGCTAAATCAGCATATGAAGAAAATGATCCTGTTCTAACAGGAACAACTGTATTTGGAGTTATGTTGACATTATACTGGTCATTATCGACAACCGTAACAGTGATGTTAGGAACATCCACTATTAAGTTTTCGTTACTTGCTTCTCTTATTATTACACGTATATTTGGTAAACCAGGAACTCCACTCATTTATTATCTCGTGGCGGTTGGACGTACAACAAAATATCCTTCAAGAACACGTCGAGTTATGGAACCGCTTGTCATATTAATGTCGTATACGTATTTTCTTTGGTCAAATGTCACAGTTTGGCCTGGAGATAATTCTATATAAAAACTACCAGATGATTGTGGAGATATTTTAGTGACTGTGAACGTTGCGGCAATTTCTTCTGTAGTAAAATTTTCACGTACTTGGCCGGTAAATGTATAATCAGTAATATCTAAATATCCACCAGTGTCTGCGTTTTCAACCGTGGCAAGCACTTTGAAAGTTTCCCCTTGACCAATATTAAATTCAGTAATTTCTGCCATAGTATCTCTCGAAAAATATACCTTACTATAAGTATCACAAACTATTGGTATATAACAAAAAACCCCACGTTTGACCGTGAGGTTTTGTGTATTTTCTACTATGAAATTAGTAGTTAAGGATACAATAATCCGGCTGAATTGTGAGTGAGATAGCCATTGGGTCATCCTTTTCCCAACTCATTTCACCAAATTCAACTTTGGTGATTTGGCATCCCTTAAGAATCCATTGTTCAACCTTATCACCGACAGGACCAAGGACATCAATAGTAATATCCTTCTTGTAGAAGTCTGCATATCCGTCACGACCCGTGACTGATTCGTGGTGAAGACGTACCCATTCCATTACTGCTTGTGCACCAGATGGAACTACGGGGTCGAATAATTCAAGATTCATTTCGTCCCACACAGTCTTTCCTTTTACATATCGTTGAAGATTGATATGGTCGAGTCTTTTCTTTTCTTGCGTAATCTTTGGGCGGTCCGCCTTCTTGATAAGATACGAAGGGACACCATCTAATGTCATAATATACCGATTCGCAGTTTTTGGTTCGAATGCGGTGAAAAATAGTTCTTGTTCATTTACCAAATTTGCCATATGGCTCTCCAGATATAGATTGGTACTTTAAATAAATAGTGGTTATTGAAAAAACTGATTAGATAGTGTCGAACGTTGCGCCAGTTGGAAGAATGTTGAAATCCAACTTAATAAATTCTGCCGTGCGGGTTGGCTTGAGGTAAATTGCACCAACCAAGATATTACGGTCGATAAGGTCTGGAGTATTATTGGTATCGTCCATCACTACCTTAAATGATGTTAATCCAGAACGTTGTTGAATTCCTGCAAGGTATGGATTGACAATATTCAAGAAACGTTGACGAGTTGATGCGGTATTTTGTTCAAATACTAGGTAACGTGCTGAACTTGCAATATACTTCTTAACGGTAATAAGAAGACGACGAACGTTTACACGGTCAAGAGCCGATGCTCTGCGTTGTAATGTTTTTTGTCCCCAAACACAAATTCCTTGACCTGGGAATTGTGCGATTGGGTTAACTTTATTTTCATATAGTGTATCACGTTGTACTTGAGTTAGTCTAGTCTTTACACCAACTGCGCCAGGTATACCACCACGATTTAATCCTGCTGGTGCAAACCATTCTGCGCCAACATTATCACTATACTTGTATACTTCTGGTAGTACTACTGACGGTGGTGCCCAAATGAATGTTCCTGTTAGGTCATCAAGGATACGAACCCATGGATAATATCCTGCTGCATAGTTTGTATCTAGAAGTCCTGCTTGTGTGGTTACTGATGTGATGGTAGCATTTAATTCGTCCAAATCGGCAATGTAGAAACAATCACCACGAGATTCACAAATATCAATTGCGGTTTGTACTACATTACTATGTAACTTATAAATTACACCAGGTACTACTAATAAGTTAAAATCTATACTATCTGCATTACTTAATGAATTTAATGCTCTACGATATTCTACTGAACCAGATGCATTTGCATTGGTAAGATTAAATCCTTGTGTGTTGGTTGCACTTATATCACTTCCTAGTGCAATCAAACGATTTGGCTTAAATCCATCAAACCCACCTTGGAATGGAACGGTAAAACGACGGTAGGTGGTGTTATTACGGTCTGTAAGTGAAATTGCACTTCCTGCTACTTCATTACTTGCCAAATTTTCAAGATTGAATTCAGAACCTACCGTATTCGTTCCGATTGTTGGAAGTAGATATGATTCTGCGGTTGTACTATCAAAGTTAAATCCATAATAGTTTGTGTTTGGTCCAATTGGATTTGTTGGGTCATATCCAGCAGTTGTACCATTAGTCCAACGACTGGTTACATATGAACCACTTGCAACTTGTGCTGCGCTTGAACTAAATACAGAATTTAATGCTGCAAATCCGTAAGGAACTGCATTGTCTGGAATTACATCTGTACTCATTTCTACACGGATGTAATTTGAAAGATTTGGATAATCACCTTCGTAAGTTGTTAATCCTGTATCTGAACTATATGTTGGTACACTGTTACCAATTACTCTGGCAATATAACTTGGACTTGTTGGGTCAAGATTTACACTATCAAAGCTTTCAAGTACGTTTGGTTGTGAATCTGTATCATTGAAATCACGTACAAGTACAGAGAATGAACCATAGTTACTGTCTGGATCATTACTTGGAGAAATACCTGTGATGGATACTTTAATTAACTTATTTGCACCCGTACCATCACTTAATGTGTGAAGTTTGAATATGTTGTATTTTGAACCACCGATAGTTTGTGAACGAATCCATGGCGTGGTTGCATTATCATATTGAGTTAACAAACTAAGACTACTGGTTACGGCAGTGAAGTGTACGTCTTCACCTGCGAATGAACCTGCTTGACTTATTGCGTCTGGGAACACTGCATACACGTATGTTGGTATGGTTGTACTCTTGTTTGTTGCGTCAGTTCCAAAATATGAACTAATAAATGATGTCGCAGTTTCAGAAGTACTTAATCCACTTGCAGAGGTATGTACTCCACCAGAACTACTGATTATTAAACTGAAGCTTGATGTGGTACCACCAACTACTACACTACTTATACTACTTGCGTTATTGTTTGGATGTAATATTGCAAATACTTTATTGCCAAGAGAACCACTGGCAACAAGGGTAACTACCTTGGTGTCATACCCACCCAATCCGAGAACACGAACAATAGTAGCACTGCCGGCTTCTTGTAAATAATTTTTAACAGTGTACCCCATATAAGAGGTACTATCTGGTTCACCAAACGTTGTTACGAGTCCTTGTGTACCTCTAACTAACGTTGGGATGAATGCTGGTCCTTTTGAAGTAGGACCAACAAACGCCGCACCAATTTCAGCTACTCCTTGTGCGAGGAATGATTGGTCGCGTTCTTGTGTAAAGACACCAGGCGACACGATTCTTTCTGCCATACGGTATTCTCCAAACTAAATTTGTTTATTTCTCTGGGGTGAATTCACCGGTATCAAAATTAATTGACCCCGTTCCATACTTGGACGATAACCGTTTAAGTAACTCTTGTTCCTGCATTAGCAACTCTTTAAACTTGATAGAGTATTCTTTCATCTTGCCATTTAATTCTTCTAAATCGGCTTCTAGTAACTTAATCTGTAGTGCCGCTTGTCCCGAATCCGACACGACTACTGCCAATTTATTTCGTAAACTATCAATTTCCTGAGAGTCTTGCTTTTCTATTTGTGGCATTGTAACCTCTTTTTGTCTATAATACAACTCGTATTATAAATATCTGTTTTTTTACCTAAACATCAATTATTGGTCTTCAACTTCCGTAAAAAATACCACTTTTTTAGTACCATATCTTCTTTTAGTTACCAAGCCTCTATTGTGCCCAACGTCTAATTGAGACTCTGGTAGGAGGTACCCAAACACGGTCATATCAAATTGGGTTCGAACAACTCTATCTGATGTATTTGGTAATTCGGATAAGGTTTCGAACGACTTAATAATAGTACGGAACTTATATTGATTTGGTTCACCCCAAAATTCATCACTTTCAAATGAAATGTTTTCAATTACGGAATTCATTTGCTCCATATACTCCGTCCAGACCATTACTTTATAAGTGATTTCGTAATAGTCAGGTGTGGCGGTTGTATTGTAGTATTCTCTACTTGGAGTAATATTATTCGTGAGGTTAAAATGGTCGTATGGAGTTCTTCTATTCCAGCCAGTGTAAAATTCTCTATCATAATATTTGTTGACGGCAGAATTTATTGATGTCTTTTTCATAGATGAACGGCGAACCATTAACATTGGTAGTTGAATTTTACCAATTGAATCACGAAGTATTCCGTCTTTTTGTGCACTCTTCCAACGTTCTGGACTACCGTATATTATAGGTACTGAAACTTGTGTACCTTGTTGAGTAACGATTGGTTTAATACGTTCTGACATATATTTAATGATTGCGCTATCAATCGTAAGTAATGTAATTTTAATTGGTGGCGCATCATTTTGAGTATCGTCAGCACGACTTTGTACTCTTTGAGTCTGTTGATTATCATTTACAATAAGAGTTGGACTCTTAAGTTCTGGGTCAAATGTCATACTTGAACATCCTCAATATCAATACTTGTACGACGAGTTAGGTGTGCCATACAAATAATTGCGGTATTAAACCCTGGTTTACCTGCGATGAGTTGTGTTTCAGTAATGTTGTGTACTTCGTAATAATGATTATTATATCCAACAATATCACCTATTTCTGGATACGTATTTACTTCTTGTAACATTCTACGTGCAAATCTAAATTCAACTTGTTGGTCTTGATTTGTTCCAAATCCTTCATCACGTTCCAATGTATTCTTATCATATTTTATGATTGCATTAACTTTTACAGGCGTATACCGTGGTTTTTCTACACTTTCGCCATAAATATTAATTTTAGTAGACCCCACTACAATTTTATATAAAACGACACCAACATCCATCGTTTCATCAATTAGTTCACGAGTGATGTGTTGAATAAATTCAAAGTCACGTTGGGTGACGAATCGTGGCATATATTAACCTATATAGATTAGAGTTGGTACATTTGCAAACATTTTTTGCATATTTTCTGCATTCTCCATTTGCTTTTTCATTTGAGCTTGCATTCCAGTTTCTTCTAATGTTTCTCTAAGTTCTTTAATTAATGCTTCTTTTTCTTCTGTTGCTTCTCGACGAAGAATTTCACCGTCTAATTTTATTTCACCATCTGGATATGGTATTTCTGAGAATTTTGATCTTATGATACCTAATAGTTCTTTTGCTAACGCTAATGTATATCTAAAAATCCATGTTCTTGACATATCATTTGTCTTTGTGTAAGAAATATGGGTATATGGTACATTTGATAAATCACTTGCTATATTACTACCAGATTGTAATAAGTTTGCTTTCTTGTCTGCGGTTACTATATAATCAAAATATACTATTTTACTTTCTTTAAATATTGGAGAAAATCTAATAATATTATTTGAGATTTCAAATCCATATTGACTCTTACGAATCATATCATTGATTTCAATTGCTTGAATACGGAGTAAATCTTCATACGCAGGCATCATTACGAATGTAACTGGTGGTGAGTATCCATCAAATCCAAATTCACTCATCAAGTTTGTTAATCCTAGACCCGTAGTTGCAAACGGGTCATAATAACGAGCAACGGCTGGTGGCATGTAATGATAGACACGACGAATTTCTATCGGTTGTCCACTTTCACTTACATCTGCCCACAATGTTTTTAAATCATATGTTTGTACACCCATTGATGCTGAAATGTATCCACGTTTAACTGTTACATTTCCTCCAGATTGTGCTTCTACTCCATAATCATTTGCAAGACTAACTAATTGTGGTAATGCAGACCCTACAATATTTCGTTGAGTTGCTGATGTGGATGTGTTTACACCTTGTAATGCCATCATGTGTTCACGAGCATTAAATTGATTAACTTGGTTTCCATATGTAGAAATTGCTTCTTCAAAGCATGCGTATATCTGCTTATCCAATAGTTCCACTTCGACGACAGGATATCCTAATTTTCTAGCGACCCATTCCGCTGCCTTAGGAGCATCCACCTGAAATGCTGTATCACTATCGTAAAATCCAAATGGTGTTATTCCAACAGGACTACTAGGACTACCATCATAGAAAATTGGTTCTTGTGTTTCCATATTAATCTCTATTAAGGGACTAGTAATAAATAGTTTTATTAAATGATTAATTCATATTTTGACCATATAGAAATAAAAAGGGTGACCTTTCGGCCACCCAGTTTATTCCCACCGTTACTACGAGGATTAGACTAAGTTTAATCCGTCGATGTAGATCTTTCCGAAGAATTCCGGACGTACTACCTTCTTTGCGTAACGGGTCATTACACCACGGCGTGGTGTGAAGTTGTTTGGATCATAGACCAATGGGGTCATGATGAGTGGGATATATGGTGCGTATACTGCACCAGTTTCGAGGAAGTTACTTCCACGGAAGCCCATTAACAAGAGGTTTTCCTTCATGTATGGGTTCTTGTAGATGGTGAAACGGTTTTGGAATGAACCAACCTTTGTTACGCCACCTGCAAATTCCATCTTGTCACCATCTGTTCCAGCTTGGAAGCCTGGGATGGTTTCGAGAATGGTTGCGACGGTTGGTGAACATACTGCGAAGTTTGCACCACCACGCATGGTCAATTGATGAATCTTGTTACTGACCTTTTGCATCTTTTGACCAAGTGTTTGGTACCAGGTCATGTTGGTCCATGCAGTTCCTGAGAACGAAGATGCTGCAAATGATGTTCCGTTCCATACACGGCCAATTTCTGCTGACCAGTATTCAGTTGTTAGACTTGGTGCTGCTGCAATTAACATATCAAGGATTTCGAGGTCGATTTCCGTTGAGATGTAGTCACTCAAC